CCGCGTAGAACTGCTGTTCTGTGTTCAGGCCCCCGCCAGCATATCCAGCGGCGCTCGAGGTGGAGCCTGCCACCGCTGTCGCGCCAATGCCATACACACCGGGCATATAGCAAGTACCCGGCGCTGCCGCAGACCCCCCACCCGTGGCAGAGAACAGGCCGGCGATGCCCGACGCGCCTCCGGCGCCGCCACTTACAGGGGAGCCGTTGGCGGTGAGCCCTGCGGCGCCTGTGCCCCCTGCGCCCACGGTGATGGCGGTCGATGCGCTCAACATGGAGCTCGCGATCAACATCTCCCCGCGCCCGCCGCCAGCGCCCGAACTGCCTCCGGCCGCAGTCGTGGCGCTGGAGACCCGCGCACCGCATTGGCCGCCGCCCCCGCCGCCAATGGCCACCGCGCCAAAATTCGCGTACCCCGGCGGCTTGATGAAGTTGCCCGACACCGTGAAAGTCTTGGAAAACGATGACATCACGATGGAGCGCAGCGCAGTCCCGTCGCAGTGAACGAGCCGGGCCTCGGTCGGGTACATGACGTAGCTTGCGAGGCCGTCAACCGTCTCCGCAGCGTTGGGGTCCAGCGTGATGTCACCGGTGCCGCTGTTGCTCAGATAGCACCACCAGCCCGCGCCCAGGGCCGAACACGCGGCAAAGGTTTGCGTGAATGTGCCGCTGGTGATGTCGATCCATGAGCCGCAGTCGCCAGCGGCCAGCGCGGTGTTGGCCGTGCGCGGGGTGCGCTTGAGCGAAGCCCCGAGCGCCAGCCACTTGTTGGATACGCCGGGCGTTTCGGCCGCAACGTTGGCGACGGACTGCAGCAGCATGTAGATCGTGTTGCTGGCGCCATGCGTGACAGTGGCGGGAATCGCCAGCGCGCCCGCCAGCGTGGACCAAGGCCCTTTGTAGGCGGCCAGCCCTTGCGCGGCCTCGGCGAGCCGCCCCCCTTCAAAGGCGGTGGACGCATTGGCAAACACGTTGGCCAGCGCCGCATTCAGCTGCGGCACCATGGCCACGACTTCGGCCACGTGCACGTCGCCGCGCTCGGGGAAGTTCTCCGGGTCCTGCATGGTCGGCGCAGGCGACAGCGCGGCCAATGGCGTGGGGTTGATGGGGGGGTTCAAGGGCATGTGTGGGCTCCTAGGTTTCTTCGAGTTCGAGCTGCGCCATGGCGTACAGCTTGTTTTCCGGCTTGAGGGAGAAGCGGCGGTAGATGCCGTAATAGATGGCGCCCTGGGCATAGGGCGCGTCGGGGTGGCGGGTCCAGCCGACCCACAGCGCGGGCACGGCGTTGAGCTCTTCGCGCAGGGCGCGCACGCGCATGAAGCGGGCGGCATCGACGCGCACGGGCAGCGTGCTGCCGGGCACGCTGCGGCGGCGTACCAGCGCCATGAGGCTGCCCGCGAAGTCGCGCTCGATGCGCGAGAAGTTGAGCGCGTCGTCGTCGTAGTTCCACAGCAGCTCACCGATGACCACGCCCATGCCCAGGCTTAAGCGCCCGCACTCGGCCACGCCGCCGATAGGCTCGATGGTCACCGTGATGGTGGCGCCCCAGTTGGGCGGCAGGTCCCAGGTCACTGCGGCGTCGCGCTGTTCAATGGGCGCTGTGAAATATTCGTACCAGTTGCTCACGTTGCGCCGCACCAGGCTGAATTCGCGGGTGACCGTGATGCCGCCTTTGGCGGACGAGATGGTGGCCTTCTTGCCCACCAGCCCCACCAGTCCCACCGAATCGACGCGCTGGCCGGGGTTGATGACCACGGTCAGCGGCCCGCCTTCGACGCGCGTGCGGGTGGAGCGCAAGTCGTCGAACATGGCCCACTTGTTGGTGGGGCGCAGATCCTGCCAGTTGTCGCCGTCCGACTCGGGGGCCGTGGGCGTGGTGCCTGCCGTGATGCGGCGGTACACGCGGTGTGTCTCCACGCGGTGGCACAGCGCATCCTTGGCCCAGTTCGTGCCGGGCGCCCATACGGGGGACGGGTCCTCCACAGCCACGGTGGTGGACACGAGCTTTGCCTCGTCCACGGTGATGGATGGCAACACGCGCATCATGATTGTTTGACTCCCAGCTCGAACTGGCCGTTTGCGGCCCCCTCCAGCACCAAGCGCATGCGCCGCAGGTTGTTGCTGTCCTCGCTGGACAGACCCCGCCCGTTGCCGCTGGCGAGGCGGTCTACAGCACCGGCCAGCGTGGCCACCACGGCGTGCAGGGCCGACTCGGCGCCGCCGCCACCGATGCGCGCAGTGATGGAGCGGGCCGGCGTCCATGCGTCGCCCTGGGCAGCAGGGTTGTAGCGCTTGGGCACGATCTCTTCGCCCTCATGGATGAGCGCAAGCATGTCGCGAGGGACGTAATTGGTGCCCTGGGCGAAGGCGGGCAAACCCTGCTCGCGCGCCCAGGCGTTGAGGTCGGTCGCGCTGGTGCCCGTCCACTGGGCCAGCATGGCCGCCGTCACGCCATTGGCGACCGCCAGGTCGTAGAGCTCGCGCGCTTGGCCGGCGTTGACCATATCCACGGCCGCCGCGCCCAGGGCCTTGCCGCTGTAGGGCAAGCCGCTGGAGCCCGCATAGAACGTGTCAGAGCGCGGGTCGTACTGCGAGCCCATGGGGCCGTTGAGCACGGGCGAGCCGCCCGTGGTGCCCGTACTGCCCGAGGGAGCACCAGAACCACCGCCACCACCACCGCCACCGCCACCGCCGCCGCCGCCCACGGCCGAGGCGGATTGCGCGGCGGCCAGGCGCGCCAGCGCGGCCTCGAAGCCTGCCGAGCTCTCTGCGATGGACTTCAGGGCGGCATTGCTGTCACGCAGCACGGCCAGGCGCTCCTGCGCAGCCTTGAGCTGCTCGTCGAGCGCCAGCGTGGCGGCGGTGGCGCCGTCCTGGGTGGCTTTGATCTGCTCTTCCAGCAGTGCGACCTGGCCCTTGGTGGCGGCCAGCTGGCGCTCGGCCACCGTCATCTGCGACTCGCCCAGGGCGCCCAGGGCGGCAAGCTGGTTGGCCTGGTCGAGTTGCGCGGCCTCCCAGTCCGCATAGGTTGCATAGCGCTGCTGCTGGTCGGCGGTGACGGACTCGATAGCGCGGGCCAGGGCGTCTTCGTCGGGCAGCGCGCCGGTGGCGGCGGCGGCGCGGGCGGCGTCTTCGATGAAGCGGCGGGCGGCGGCCAGGTCCTGGACGGCGGTGCTTTCAACCTGGCCGCGCAGGGTGCGCACGGCGCGGCCGAGGGATTCGGCGATGCGGCTGGCCGTGGCCAGCGCTTCGGCGGCGGTCTCTTGCGCGGCCTTTTGCGCCTCTGCTTCCTTGCGCAGCCCTTCGATGCGGGCGTTCGCGGCCTCGGTGATCGCGGCCTTCTCGGCTTCGATGGACCTCTGCAAGGCAGACAAGGCCGCGTCGGCGGCCGAGTTCGCGGCCGAGGTGGCGGCGTCTTTTAGGTCGGACAGGCCGCTGGCAGCGCGCACCAGTGCAAGGCGCGTTTCGTCGCTGGTGCTGCCCAGCGCGTGGATGGCCATCACGGCTTCCGCGATCTGCGCCTTTGTGGCGGCCATCAGAGCCTCGGCCGAGACGCCGATGCCCGCTGTCCCGAGGTCCGCCGCGATGCGGTCATAGCCCGCCGTCAGGTTCTGCTGCGGGGTGCGGTACTTGTCGAGCAGAGCGGGGATTTCCTGGGCGAGGGCCGCCTGCACTTCGGCCAGGCGCTGGGCGGCCTGTACCTGCTCCCACAGGGCTTGGTTGCTCTCATGGATCGCGGCGCGCTCTTTGGCGAGCAGTTCCACGCGCGTGAGCGTGAGATTGTCGAGCTCGTCCTGGAGGGCCTTGCGTTCGTCCGCCGCTTCCTTGGCCTCGCGGGCGGCCTGTACCGCGTCCCACAGGGCCTGGTTGCTGCCATCAATGGCGGCGCGTTCCTTGGCGAGCAGTTCCACGCGCGTGAGCGTGAGATTGTCGAGCTCGTCCTGCAGACCCTTGCGCTCGTCGGCGATGGCCTCCTGCCGGGCCTCGAATTCACGCATGGTATCGGTGGCGGCCGTGGTGGACTCGGCCATGGACTGGACAGCGCTCTGCAACGGTTCGGTGATGGCGGCCAGGGCGTTAGCCTGGTTCACGGCCGCCGCGTACTGCGTTGAATCGGCGCCGAATTCGGCCATGACGCCCTCGACGAACGCGCGGATTTGCGGGCGCGTGGCCGACAGCATGCGCTCGGCCGAGAAGTCCAGGCCCACGTCCGCCAGCGCGCGCGAAGCGGCCCGAGCGGTCGCGGCGCGCTGCTCGGTGTCGGTGTAGTAGTTGGAGACGTAGGCGCCGAGAGACTGCGTCAAGGCTTCCAGCCCGCCGAAGGCATCGGCCAGGTTGCTGGCTGCGGCGGCGCCCGCCAGGCTGGCTTCGTGGAACCCGTACCCCATCGCGTCGGACAGGGCGTTGACGGTGGTGAAGCTGGCCGCCAGGCGCGACAGCGTGTCGATGGCTTCCTCGCCGGTTTTGGCGTAGGCGCTGGCGGCGTAGCTGCTGCTGGTGATGGTGCGGGTAACCTGCTCGAACACCGCGTCGGCCGCATCGGAGGCGCCGCCGCGCATGATGGTCTCGGTCACCTGCTCGGAGGCATGCGTCCAGGTGCCCAGGACCTGCTGCGCGAGTTCATTGCTGCCCTTGGCGAGCGCTTCCTGGAACGCCTGCGCGACGCCCGCCTCGTCGAGGCCGTTGGTGCTGACCTTGAGCGCGGTGGTGAAGCTGGCGATCTTGTCGGTCTGCAGGCCCAATGCCGTCGCGAACGCGCCCACCTGGGCCTGGATGGCCTTGAACGAGTCGGCAAGGCCGCTGGCCGTGGCCGGGTCCAGGTCCTGGTGCGTGGTCTTGTCGCTGCGCAGCCATCCGCCCTTGTAGAACTGGTACGCGGAGCCCGAGAAGCCATCGGAGCCGCCCAGCGTGCCCTCCACGCCCATGTCCTTGAGCTTGCGGCCGAAGGCGCGGTTGATGAGTCCACCAATCACGCCCGCGATGGGGCCGATGCCGGGGATCGCGGACGCGATGCCCGAGAGCACGTTGACCGTGTTGCCGCCCGTGGTGTAGCCGCCCGAGATGGCTTTGGACAGGCCATAGCCCGCGAAGCCGCTGCCGAGCATGCCCAAGCCGGCGCCAATGGCCGAGCCCGCGCCCGTGAGCTGGGGCGCAACGTAGGCGCTGGCGTTGTTGCCGACGGTGGCCGCCGTGGACAGGCCCAATGTCTGCCCCACGGTGGACGTGGCGAACTTGCCGAACGCGGCCGAGATGGAGCCGGAGATGCCGTTCGTGAGCGCGCTGTAGACCGCGCTGCCCGCATTCACAAGGCCCGCCATGCCTCCAACGCCACCCTCGCTACCCGCTGCCGCGCCGCCCAGCGAGTTCGCCAGCAGGCCCGCCAGCGGCTTCATGACGGGCTCTAGCACGATGCGGAACGCCGTGGCGCGCAGCATGCCCAGCACATATTCCTTGAGGCTCTTGCCGCCCTGGATGGCCGCGTTGGTCAGGCCCTGCTCGTACTGCTCGGTGACACGCTTGAGTTCATTTTCGGCTTCGTCGGCGGTCTTCTTCAAAGCCTCTCGGGCTTCCTTTTGGCCCATCACGGTGAGGAGCTTTTCGCGGGCGGCGATTTCCTTTTCGATGTCCTGGTACCGGCCACCCTCGATATTGCTGAACTTGGTCTGTTCCTCACGCAGCCGCGCGATGGCCACGCGCTCCACGGCTTCGGCCAGGGTGATGTTTTGCGCGGCGGCCAGGGCGGCGGCGCGCTCTTCTTCCTCCAGGCTGGCGGCGCGGTCGAGCGCCGATTGCAGGGACTTGGCCGCCGCCTCCTGCTGCGCCTGCATGTAGGCCTCGATGCCGCGCAGCTCGTCCTGGCGGGCCTGGGCCAACTGCTCGGCCAGGGCCAGCTCGCCCGCCTGCTGGGCCTGGCGTTGTTCCTCCACGGCCAGGCTGGCGATGGCGGCGCGCACGCTGGCCTCGTGGGCCTTGCCCAGCTTGAGCTTGCCTTCCTGCAGGTTGGTGTCGAGCGCGATGGTGAGCTTCTGGCTTTCGGTGAGCTTGTGGCCCTGGGTGGTCTCGGCTTTGACGGTTTCGGTCTTGGCGGCGATGGATGCCATCAAGTCCTGGTAGGCGCTGGCCTCTTTCTTGAGGGCGGCGGCGCTGCCGTCGCTGGCCTTGAACCGGGCGCGGATGGCGTCGGTGTCCTGTTGGTACTGGGTGGCGCCGACCTTGCCCTTGAACTGCTTGTCGTAGGCGGCCAGCGCGTCGGCCAGCTTGGCGGACTGGTCCTTGTAGTCGGCCATGAAGGTTTCGCGGGCGCGGGCGGTCTTTTGGCGCGCGTCTTCCTCCATTTCGGCAACCAGGTCGGTGTAGTCCTTGTAGGCCCGGCCCATTTCTTCGCCCGCCGTCTTGAGCACGGTGGCGCGCGCGGCAGCGGGCAGGTTGGCGAATTCACCCGCCCCGCTGGCGATCTTCTGGTAGCGCGCATAGGCGTCGGTGTAGAGCTTGGCGGCGTCCAGGCTCCCCTGGTTCTGGGTCTCTGGCAGGGGCTGGCCCGCCAGGCGGTTGCGCTCGCGCAGCTTGGCGATCTGGGTCTGGATGCGCTGGACGATTTCCTCGTGGGATTCGGTGACCTGCTTTTCGACGGCCTTTTCGCTGCCGGTGCCTGCGGCTTTCCAGGCCAGCCAGGCGCTTGCACCCACGCCCAGCGCGGTGGCCAGCAGGCCGATGGGGCCGCCCAGCAGGCCTGTGGCCAGCGCCAGGCCGCGCGTAGCCACGGCGGCGGCGGCGGCGGATTTGGTGAGGGTGAGGTAGGCCGCGCCCGCTACCGCCGTGGCGGCCACGGCGGTGTCCATGTTGCGCGCCACGGTCAGGATGCCTTCGGCAAACCCACGGCTCAGGCCGCCCGCCTGGTCGAATACGCCCACGGTTTGCAGCAGGCTGTTTTGCAGCACCGTCATGCTCTGGCCGATGGTGGCGGGCAGTTGGGCGAACTCGCTGTCGATCTTGCCCTTCATGCGCTCCAGCGCGGCGAAGATGGCGTCGGTGGTGATCTGGCCCTGCTCGGCCATGGCCTTGAGTGCGCCCACGGGCTGGCCCAGCCCTTCGGCCAGCGCCTGGGCCAGGCGCGGGGCCTGTTCCAGCACGCTGTTGAGCTCCTCGCCGCGCAGCACGCCCGCTTGCAGGCCCTGGCCGAACTGCACCATGGCGCCTTGCGCGCTCTGGGCACTGCCGCCCGAGAGGGTCATGGCCTTGGACAGGGTTTCCGTGACGCCCAGCACGCGCTGCTGGCTGTAACCCAGCTCGGCCCCGGCCTTGGACAGGGTGCCGTATGTTTCGGCCAGGCCCGATACGTCCACGCGCGCGTCGTTGGCAATGCGCGTGATGTTTTGCATGGCCACGGCGGCGCTGCCCAGCCCGTTGCTGGCCAGGGCCACGCGGGCGTTGAGCGAGGCCCAGCCGTCGGCCAGACCGGACAGCTTTTGCACGGCCAGCGCGCCCGCTGCGGCGTGGCCCATGCGTGCCAGGTGACTGCCCAGGTCCTGCACGCTGGCGCTGGCGCGGGCGGTGGCGGTGTCCACCTCGGCGGCGAACTGGCCGACCTTGCGGCCCGCCGCCTGCAGCTCTGCGCTATATTGCTTGCCGTCCAGGCTCAGGACGATTTTTACGGTGCTGTCCGCCATGCGCTACCTGCTTTCACTGCTTGCCACTGCTGCCGTTGTCCCGTTCGTGCTGGCGGGCGTGCTGATGCTGTTTGGCGCCGCTTGGCCCTGGGCCGTGCTGGCGGGACTGGCGGGTTGGGGGCTGTACTGCGCCGCGCGCCGCGCCGCACTGGCTAATCCCGCCGATTGAGGTGCTCCAGCGCCTCGTCCTCCAGCACCCGCACCTGTTCGCGCACCTCGCGCCACCGCTTGCGCGGCACGCCCAGCACCCGCAGACTGCTTTCCACCGAGGCCGATTCCAGCGCCTGAAACCACACGCCGCCCATGCCGGCCACCACGCGCCACTGGCCTTTGCAGTCCAGAAACACTTCCCACGCATCCTGGTGTTCGGGCCATAGTTCGTAGTCGCCTTCTTCGGTGATGTCTTGTGCCCATCGGCAGGCGCTGGCGGCGCGCTGGGCCTGCCCGGCGTCCACGCCAAGCAGGGCAAAGTCGGCCACCAGTTCGGCCCCCTGGCGCTCGGGCGCACTGCCCGCGTTCAGGTGGTGCCGGACGGCACCTCGGAGTTTTTTGTAGCGGCCTCGCGCTGCTGGGCGGGATGGCGTGACTCCAGCCAGGCGCGCACCATGGCGGCCTCCATGCCGGGGTAGTCGTCGCAAAGCTGGGCGCGGGCAGCGACGGTGTACATGGCGGCGGTGCCGTCTTCGGCATTGAAGCCCTCCCAGTCCACCAGCACGGCGTCCAGCACTTCCTTGTCCGTGATCTCGGGCACCATTTCTGGCACGGGCTCGCCGGCCACGATGGCGCGCAGCTGCGCCTGGTGGCGCTCGCTGTTGATTCGGATGCGGCGGTCCAGCTCGTCGGCCTCGGCCTTCTTCAGGCGCTTGAAGCGCAACCGGAAGTCGATGACGATGGGGCGCCCCGGCTGGTCGGGGATGACGAAAAAGCCATCCGCCCAGTAGGCGGGGTTTTTGGTGAGGATGACGCTCATTGAAAAAATACTCCGTGGGACAGGTAAAAAGGGGCCAGGGGCGATCAGACTTCGATGGAAATTTCGTTGTTGCCCGATGAGCCGCTGGGCAACAGCCGCAGTGGCAGCGTGATCATCTGGAAGCCGTCCTGCTCGCCGAAGCTGGGCTTGCCGATCTGCGCCAACGGCGCGGCGATCTTGACCTTGTTGGTGGCGGCCTGGCCGTGCGTGATCTCCAGCACCTGCTTGGTGCCGATGAGGGCGTCCCAGTCTTTCGTGGTCTGCAGCGTGCTGCGGATCGTGATGCTGCCGCTGGCCCTGCGGTCTGTGATCTCCGTGTTGTCGATCTCCGTCAAGTCCTGCTTGCTGACGACATTGCCCAGGTCAATATCGAAGGCATTGCACTCCCAGAACTCCGCCGCGCCGCCCAGCCGCACGCGCGTGTTGGCCGCGTTGACGCCCAGAGGCACCTGGAACACCGGTGCAGTGACAGGGATGCTGCCGACGACTTCCACCGCCCTCCAGGCCCCGGTGAATTCGAACGCCATCCATGGCAGCTTGCCCGCCGACCCCTGCAGCCGCACGTTGCCTGCGGCGCCCGGCATTTTGTAGACGTTCCTGTCAATCACCGCGTACAGGGAGACCGACTCGAAAGAGGTGCTTGCCGGCGCGAACACGGTCTTCGCGGGTGGGCCGGCCAATGCGGTAGCGCTCAGGCCGCAGCCGCGCAGCAGCTTCGAATAGCCTGGCAACGCTCCCGCAGTGCCCACCCCTGCCATGCCCACCTTGAAGGCCATTTTGCGAAAGCGCGTGGTAAGTATTTCTTCAGCCGAGCCCATGTAGGGACGCACGATGTTGTACTCATCGGTCTGGCCATCGGTGGGGGTGATGGTGACATCTGCGACTTCGATGGCGTCTGCGGCCACCGGCATGACGAACGTGCCAGACACGGTCTCCACGGCGGCCATGAGCGCCATGCGGCGCAGGGTGATGGTGGGATTGGGCATTGCGGGTTACTCCTTCACGGTAGGGGCTTCGGTGGGCTGCACGGGTTGGTGATAAGGGGTCGTGCGATCTACGAGGCGGCGGCGGCCATCGGCGTCCTGGACGTACATGCCTCCGTGGCCGGTGAATTCGTCCGGCGCGATCTCCGGCGCGGCCGGGGCGGGCTGAACCACGGGGGTGGCTCCGGTGTCTGCGGCGGCGCTGGACGCCTGCGTGGCCGCTTCTTGGGCCGGGGTGTCGGTTGCTTTGGCATGGGCTTTGCTCACGGGTTGCTCCTGTAATACGTGGTCAATACAAATTCATCGCTCCACCAGAGGCGGCCATCCCCCTGGAACTGCACCAGCTCGCCGCCCACGAAAGTGACGGGCTCGCCAGTCTCGTCGTCGGGCACCCAGCCGACCAGCGCCGCGCGTACCTGGTTACGGTGGGTGCGCAGCTCAATCAGCACGTCCATGCCTTGCGCGCTGCGCGCGGTGTCCAGCGCGAAGAGCACGGCAAAGAGCACCGCGATCTGCTGGTCCAAGGGGCCGGTGTGGGCCAGCTCGCGGCCGGTTTCGGTCAGCGGGATCAGGTAGAGGGAGGGCGTGGCCACGGCCCCGCGCATGGCGGCTTCCAGGCTGCTGGCGCCGTCGATTTCGCGCATGCCGGTGACCTGGGCCTTGAGGCGGCCGATTGCGTCCTCGAACCACATGGCGGCCTACCGGAAAGACCGCAGCTCGCTGCGGCCGAAGACTTGGGGGGCGGCGTCAAAGCGCACGTCGGTGGTACTGACATTGGCGGGCGCGGCCGGATCGGTGCCGCCCAGGCTCAGCTTGCCGGCGGCCAGCTGGCCCAGCATCTTCAAGGCGTCGCGGTAGTCGCGCGCCACCGGGTCTTTGGACTCGTCGGTGATGCGCTGCCCGTTGAGCAGGTAACGCGCAATGGAACGGGCCCAGGCCGTCAGCAGGCTCTTGCCGGTGGACGTGGGCGGCAGGCTGAGCGGTAGTGCGTAGCCGCGCTGTGCCAGGTAGCCGTCGATCACCGCTCCCGCCTCGGCCACCGCGTCCTGCACGCGCTGCAGCGCCGCATCGGCGGCCGCCACCTGCTCAGGTGTCCAGGCGCTTCGGTCGGCGCCACGCAAGGTGGCGTCCATGAGCGCATAGGCCACCACGGGCGCGGTGTCGCTGCTGGCGGCCAGGGCCAGCTCGCGGGCTCCGGGGCGCTCAGCCAGTTCGGCGGTGGTGATGTAGGGCATGGTGGTGGGAGGCGTCAAATGGCCGGGGCTAATCCAAAACCCTTCCCGTTATCCAGCCCCGGCTTGAGGTTGGCGGTGGAGTTCTCCCTGGGCTCCCCGCGCGCCGGGAGAACGAAGCGCGCGGGTCAAAGCCCTTCGCTGGGGTGGTGTCAGGTCCCGGTTTCGCTGCCGTCAGCGCCGTCGGGGGCGGCAAGCTCGCCCACTTGCTCTTCGGGCACTTCCATGAGCTGGGCGACCAGCATGGGTTCGCGGTCAATCTGCTCGAACTGCTCGCGCGTCAGCTCTTCCACGGGTACAAAGGTGGTGCCGTGCCATTCGCGGCCCGCGCGGCGGAAGCCGTCGCGCTTGCTGATGACCTGCAGCACCTGGCGCATGCCGGGGGCGGGATCGCCAGGCAAGATTGCCGTGGCGGCTTTGGCCGCTGCAGCAGCGGCGGATTGGTTCTTCTTGGCGGTTGCCATGTGTGTTGCTCCTACGGGTTGTGCCGGTGGGCGGTCAGGCGGTGAGCCAGGGGCAGACCACAACCTTGGAGAGGTTGCGCATCACGTTGCTGGCACCGTTGGCCAGGCGCTCGGCCTGCACCACTTCCAGCGCGGCCTGCTCCAGGGAGGGGGGCACCCACAGTTCGGCACTGCGGATGACCAGGGGCTTGCCGTTGTCGCCCTTGAAGGACTGGTGGGCAGCGCGCGCGTCGGCGTAGCTGCTAACGTCCAGCGTCTCTTTGCTGGCGTAGGCGAGCTGCCACAGGCCCAGGCCTGCGTTGCCCCGGCCGTCAGCGCCCCACACGAACTCGTTGCGGCTGAAGACGTTGTCGTCGCTCAGGCTGGTCTTGGCCTGGAAGGCGTAGTCGCGGCGCTTCTGGTAGATGATGGGTTTGATGACCTTGGTGTTGTCCACCAGAAACCAGGCCGCGCCGCTGCCGCCCTGGAAGTTGCTCACGCTGGTTTGGTTGCCGGGCGCGCCTACCGGGTGGTCGGTGTCGAAGAAGTACTGGCCGTCGTAGCACGGGGTGGTGAAGCCCGCGTTCAGCAGGCTGAACACCAGCTCGTCCGGGTGCAGCGCGGCGTCTTGCCCCAGCTGCTCGATGACGGGTTTGTAGACGCCGTATTGGTCGTCCTCGATCTCGTCCCGGCCCACCGATACGGTGTTTTCAAAGGTCTTGTTCTTGATGGCGTAGTCGTGCGCGACCAGGTTCTGGTACTGGCGCTCGCCGATCCATTCGCGGAACTTGGTGATCTTGCCCAGCCAGCCGTACTTTTGCTCGCTGGTGGTGCTGGGCACCAGGGTGGCGATCTGCGACCACATGGGCGCGGCCATGGCCAGGCCACCGGCGAAGGCGGCGCTGAACGACTGGTTGAGGATGGCGAGGTTGCCGTGATTGATGATCATGATGGGTTGGAACTCCGTTGCAGTGGGAATCAGCGGAAATCGACCCAGACGCCATCGGCATCCACGTCGAACACCTTGCCCGCCACGCTGCGGGTGTTGGTGCCGTTGGTTTTGGCGACCGTCTGGTCGTCCACGATGTAGCAGTCGCTGCCCACGTCAGTGAGCGCGATGGCGTCGGCCGCGGCCGAGTTGGCAAAGCGGTGCGGGCCCTTGCGGCAGCGCACGCGGATGGCGCCCGCAACGCCCGCGCTGTTGTCGGCGCGGCCCTCAGCAACGCCAACGGCTTTGAGCGTGGTAGCGGTGGCGCCAGGCACTGCGTAGCCCCCGGCATTGATGCAGACGATGGAGCCGCCCCAGATGCGGGTGGTGGCGGCCACGGGCGGCTCGACCTGGTTGCCGTCGCGGCGCGACGTGTTGCGGTCTTGGGTGAGTGCAGGCATGGGACTTCGATCTCCGGTGGGTGAAGGGATGGGCCGCGATCAGGCGGCGGCGCCTGTGGCCATGGCGGTGCCCGCCTTGCGGTAGGCCTCGGGCGTCAGGCCCATGGCGCTGCACACGGCCAGCTCGTCGGCGCTGAGCTGCTGGTCGCCACTGGCTGTAGCCATGGGCGCTTTGCCGCCTGTCTGGGTGCCAGCCAGTGCGGCGATGGGCTTGGCGGCCGTGAGGAAGGCGGTGAGCGCAGCGATGTCTTTCTTGCCCAGGTCGCGAGCCCAGGTCTCCAGCGCGGGCAGCAGGCGCCCGTCGGCAAGCGCGGGCTTGATCTGAGCCTCCACATCGGCCTGGACCTGGCGGGCAGTGAGGGCGGCGATCTGGCTTTGCAGGGCGGTGACCGATTCGATGGGCACGAACCTGGCCGGGTCGGGTGTGTCTGGCTGGGCCGTGCGCAATGTGGTGCACGCGGCGGTGACCGCCTCGGGCGTGGCGTCAGCCGGGAGCTTGAGCGCGGTGCAGACGGCCGTGGCCACGTTGGCGCGGGCCTGCAGGGGCTGCAGCGGGCCCAGGGCCGTGAGGGCAGCAATGGCTGCGGGCTCGGGGGTGGTTTCAGGCAGGCCAAGGGCGGCCAGCAAGGCTTTGAGCAAGGGGTTCACGGAGGGCTCCTGTCGTGGAGGGTTGGGGGGAAGGAAAGCGGCGGTGGCGGCGGCCACCAGGGACAGCGGCTCCATGCCGCTGATGCCGGGGTCGTTGGTGAGCGCGCCCATGTGCACGGCGAGCACCGTGCCGGTGGCTTCGTCGTACTCAAAGACGGGGGAGAAGTACAGGTACTCGCCCGCCTTGATGTAGTCGCGGGCGCGGGCCGTGAGCTCGGCCACGGCGTACAGGCCCTGGCCTTCAACCCAGCGCAGGTCACGAATCCAGCCCGCTGCGGGTGCTGGCTGGCCGTTCCGTTCCTTCTTGAGGGTCTGGTGCTCGTAGTCGATGACCGGGGGCTTGCCACGGCTCTTGAACCGCTCGATAACGCGCTGCGCGCTGGCGGCGTCAATGCGCCAGGCGCCGGGCTTGAGCGCGCGGCCATCGTTGGGCTTGAAGGTGCCCGCCGGGGTGAGCTGCAGCATGACCGTGCCGCCCGCCGTTTGTGCGGTCTTGGCGGGCACGCCGAAGGTGCAGGCGGCGATGGCCAGGGCGGCGGCGCCTGCGCTGCAAACAGCGATGCGGGTGCTACGGGAGGCGGTGCGTTGAGACATGCCGCCATGGTCGGCGGCAGTGGGGCGGAAGTATTGGGAACCAGGACCCTATTTGCGCAGGCTAGAAACCCAGTCCAGGATGATTGCCCTGATCTCCGCGTCGTCGGCGGCGCTGATACCGAGATATGGCCGCGCTGGCATGTTGACCTGGTGCGCCGGAATAGTGACCTGGCGCTCCGTTGCGCCCTGGTGCTTCTTGCCTGCGAACAGAACACGTCCGGCTTCACTGCGATAGCGCACTATGGCTTGGCGCGCTGGCTTCTCGATGGCGCCGCCAAACTGGTGGATGGCTGCGTACTTCGTGTTGCTGCCCACCTGTACCTCAGCGTCACCCGTGACCTGGTAGTGAATGCCGCTGCGCAGGTAGCCGCGCAAGGTCAGGATTTTGTCCTTGGCGTATTTCTTTCGCTTGGCGTAACGGGGTTGCAATGGTTGCCAGGCGGAGCCGTCTGGCGCCGTCTGGGTTTTGAAGCGTGCCTCGGTCGAACTCTGCAGGTATTCGCCCAGGCGGTTCATCACGTCGCTGCCAGGCGGCAGCGCCTGGCGGGCGAGCATGTCGAGCACAGCCCGGTCATCGACGGTGAATGTGACGTGGGTTCCTGCCATGGCCGTGATCTCCTACAATTGCCATCACCTCATCAGGTGAGACGGCCGCGCCAGGCCCACCGACCCTACACCTGGAGGAGCCAGCACGTGGCGCCGTGCTGGCTTTTTTGTTTCTGGCCTATTCAGCCAAACGCTTGTACAGCAGCACGCCCACGCGCCACTCGTCTTCGGCTTGCGTGACCCCCTGGAATGTGGTGACGCCAGACCAGCCATCCGCCCCTTGCTCAAAAACCGCCAAGGCTGGCGCCTGCTCACCCTCAACGACAAAGCGGGCCACGTAGCGGCGGCGCACCACTGCGCGCGCCTGTGAATGCATCCATTCGATGCGTGCCCAGATTTCGTCGGGCTCCAGCAGCGCGCGGGCCAGAAGAGGCAAGTACTGCTCGCGCCCGCGCTTGGTGACCTTGAGGTTGCCTTTGGCATCGGTGAACAGCTCTTGCCCTACGACCAGGCGTTCGCCGATCACATCGCGCACGATGGCCGGTGCGCCGGGCTCTGCCCCCAATGCGCCCAGATAGGCGTCCAAGTACTGCTGTGGCTGCAGGCCCGGGGGCAGCAGATCGCTGGCCGGTACCGGCCGGGGGGGCGGCAGTGGATCGAGCGGGCGGCGGTTGGGCAGTCCGGGGCCGCCTGCGCTGCCTGGAATCGGCGGATCGGGCCGCTCTGGGGGAATGGCGCTGCGCAGGCGGGTTGCGCCAGGCGCGTATTCAAAACCAGGGTCGATGCCTTCTGGCACCCGCACGGTGCGCGGGCCGTTGAGGCTGCGCTGGCCGATAGTGCGCTCCACCAGGTTGACCTCGGGCGCCTGGTCGGGCCCGGACTTTCCCAGGCGCTGCAGGTCGCGCGGCCACAGGCCTTTGACCTTGCAATGGCATCCCCACCCGTTGGGTGGGAAGTGGGTTTGCCAGAAGGCGTTCTCCCGCTCCAGCACCAGGCCGTCCCAGCTAACGTGCTGGGGGCGCGGGTTCTGCACCCAGTCCTGATGGTCGTACTGCCAGTACGGCGCCGCCTGCAGCTGCTGCCAGCGCCCGGCCGCGTAGCTGGTGGCCAGGTTGGTGTCGTAGATGACGCGGCTGCGCCAGTTGCGCCCGCCGTTGTAGTCCCAGCCGTGGCGGGCCACGATGCTGTCGAAGTCCTTGCGGAAGTCTTCGAGGGTGCTGCCGCCTGCAATGGCCTTCTCAACTGCCGCGCGGAAGTCGGTAACGATGGCGTCGCGGTTGGCGCCGGCCACCACAAATGCCCAGTCGTGCTCGCGGGTGTAAATATCGGTCCAGCCATCGGTGGGCAGATTCAGCTTGCGCCGAAAAAATTCGGCCTGCTCGGTGAAAGGGAGCGATCCGTAGGAGGCGGTCGGCATGCGGTGAGGGCCGGAAGGCTTTTATAAACGTTTACAGGGCGGGAACGGGGGCGCGGATGTGCAACGGGGGCGCAAAGGGGCCTGCGCGGCTTCTAGGCGCCCCCGCCGCTGGCGGCACCAGCGGCTTCCTGCATGACCTCGTAGCGCCCCGCCATTTCAGCGGTGCGCAGTGCCACGGCCATGGCGGCGGCGTACTGGTCGAGCGTCATGTCGGGCAACAGTGCGTCCAGGCCGTCGCGGATATCGGCAAGCGACTGGGCGCGCATGACCAGCTCGCGCACCTGGTCGAGCCAGGTGCTGACGGCGGGGGCCAGATTGGCGGCCAGTTGCGGCTGCATCTGCTGCGGGGGCGGGAGCATGCCAGGCACAGCGGTGCCGGTGGGCACAGGGGGGGCGGCTGTAGCGGCGGCCGTGGCCGTGGGGGCTGGTGCGGTAGAGCCTGCGGGCATCAGCACCGGTTCGTTGCCCTGGGCCACCGGTATGCCCAGGCGCTCATGCACCCAGGCCACGGGAGGACGCACGCCCATGTTGACCAGCGCGGGCAGCGCGGTGGAGTAAGTACCGAGGTCTTCGCGTTCCTGGGCGTTCAGGCGGAACTGAGGCACGCGGCGCAGGCCACCCGGCACCAGACCATTGAGCGAGGCCACTGCAAAGACCAGGTCGCGGGTGAGCGTGGTGTTGGCCTGGCGCACATCCCCGTCGCGCAGGTCCTTGCGCACTTCGTTGTGCACGTTGCCCAGGGCATTGGTGCTGCTTTTGCCGTCCGCGCCACTGGTGAGGGTGCCGCCCAGGATGACCTTGGACTGGTTCTTCTCGCACCAGTCGATCATGGCCATGAATGCGTCCGGGTCGCCGGTTGCCGCGTTCTCGAACTCGATCAGCATGCCGTCGGGGATGATGCCCGCCGCGTTGTGCCCCACGGCTGCAAGCGCGCGCAGGAGCGTGGCCTTCTCCTTTTCGCTGGCGCTGGCGGGGTATTTGCCGATGCGCACAGGGATGCCGTAGATCTCCAGGAACTCGGCCAGGTCGCCAACGCTGTAGTTTTTGAACAGGTAGGTCCACACCAATTGGCGAAACAGCGCCGAGCGCTCCAGGTAGCCGCTCTTGGCCTTGTGCACGTGCGTGATCCAGCCAAAGGGCGTGAGGGGGTCGCCCTGCACGGGCCCGGCCTCGGAGGCGCTGACGGTGTTGGTGCGCAGGCGCAGCTCTTGCCGATAGCCCCGGTTGAGGGTGAACCAGGACTGCGGGCGGTGCGTGATGGTCTTGGGCACCCACAGGCCCTCCACACGGTGCCATTCCAGCTCCAGGCAGGCGTAGCCCTTGCCAATGGCGTCGGTCAGGTCAAACACCATGTCCTCAAAGTCCGGGATCTCGGTGAGCAGCTCGCCGAGCTGCTCGGCGGCCTTCTTCTCGGCAGCGTCGGCGCCCTCGGGAGGCACCACGTTCCAGTCGAGCACGCAGGCGCGGCGGCGCTTGCCCATCTCGGCGGCAATGTGGCCGTCTTTTTCTTCCATGTCCTCGAACAGCTCGAACTGGGCGACCAGGTCGCCGTTCTCGGCAGCGTCCAGAATCTTTGCCAGGCGTGAGGGCGTGAGGCCGCGCGTGGGGTGGCTCTGCAGCTCGCGCTGCAGGTGGGCCAGCCGGGCGGTCTGTGGCTCTGCCAGGTCGGGCGTTTTGATGGGCTGGCCGTCCGGGCCGAGGATGCGGGAAGTTGCCATGGGGGTGCCTACCAGGTAGCGCGCGGCTCGACCAGGCGGAGGTAATCCTCGGCCTCGTCGCTGTTGCCGGCCGCGCCGAGGTTGTCGAAGCCGCGCGGCAGCGCGGGCAATGGAATGAAGTCGATGGCCGCGCTCAGGTTGAGCGTGGCGAACCAGCCCAGGGCGAGCATGGAGGCGCTGTCGCCGTGGCGGAACAGGTCCGGGTCCTTGATGTCCTTGCGGCGCACCTTGGCGACCATGGGGATGCCGTCCACCTCTTCGATGGCGCGCAGGTCTTGGGCGATGTTGGGGTCGGCAGCGATATCGATCATGCCGTCCTCAAAGCCCTGCACCAGCTTGGGCATCCATGTGCCATACCAGGCACGGTTGAACTTGACCTGATGCACGTGGGTGTGGCCAAACTTGTCGGCGGTTTCCTCGGCCAGCGGCTCGCCATTGCCGCCTGCATCCATGGCGCCGCCGCAGCGGCGCGGCAGGCGCTCGATGGCGTACCAGGTGATCTGCTTTTGCTGGGCGTAGGGCACCTTGTGCATTTCGACGACGAGAGGCACCTGGCGGCGCATGCCCGTGGTCAGGGCTGTGGCGCCCCAGATGGAGAAGTCGCGGTGGCGTGCGTAGTCGTGGCTGAATACGTGGCGCACCGTCTTGTCGAGGCGATCCAGGGCCGGGGCGAGATACCGCTCGATCCAGTCGGCCACCCAGGCTTCGCGCTCGGTCGGGCTCTTGGTGGTGAAGTCCTCGTCCAGTGCGAGGCGCAGCACGCAGGTTTCGGGCAGCACCATGGCCTGCTCAATCCAGACCCCGGGCAGACAGACGCCGTTGCCATCGCGCGGGATTGCGTCCAGCTCTTCGCGCATGGCGGCCTTGCGCACGCCGTAGCCGTTGCGAATCTTGCTGTACCAGGCTTGCTTGCCCTCACCGGTGGGCGGGGTGCCCTTCATGAAGCAGACGCGCTCGTACAGGCCGTTGGCCACGGCATCGTCAAAGGTGACGGTGACCACGCGGGCATCGGCACCGTAGCGGCCCGCCTCGATGTCGCGGCAGAACTGGGCGAAGGGGTTGTTCTTGCCGTTGTGCGAGCTGATGACGGTGATCTGGCCGCCCCAGATCAGCAGCGCGGTGGCGGCGTCGAGCACGCCCTGCACGTCGGGGTGGAATGCAGCCTCGTCGATGACGACGTGGCCCTGCAGGCCCCGGATGTTGGCGGGGCGGCTGGAGAGTGCGCACACCTGAAAGCCCGAGGCAAAGCGGATGCGGTAGGCCGTGATGTGGCGGGTTTTGCCGTTGTCGTCCTGGTCCTCAAACAGGAACTCTTCGACCCCGGAAATGCCTTGGCCCTGGGCCTGGGCAATGACGCGCGCGAACTTGGCGCAATAGCCAATGGCTTCGAGGCCCTTCTCCTTGGTGTCGCCGATGTAGTAGACGTTGTCGCCCCCAGCGCTCTTGCGGGCGGCGGCCACCAGCGTCTTGTTGAGCATGGTGCCGAAGGTGATGCCCGTGCGGCGCCCCTTGGGCACGGCGATGATGGCAGCCTGGATGGACGCCACCTCGCGTTGGTGCTTCATCAGCACGCCATCGGCCAGCGGGTCGAAGCCCTCCGGAATGGACCGCACGCTGGCGGGGAGGTCGTCCCATTCCAGCGTGCGCAGGGTTGTTGCCAGCGGCTTGATGGCGTGCATGGCTAAGTCCCGATGCCCAGGAACTTGCGACGCCAGAAGTCCACCTGGGCTTCGTCCATGCCTTGGGCCTTGGCGACCTCCTGCAGATTGGCCTCCTGCTCGGCCAGCAGCTTCTTGCGTGTGGCTTCCTCGACCTTGGCCTGGAACTCCTTGAGGTTGATGCTGGAGCGGGTGAGCGTGGCGATGTTCTTGGCGGCCTTGCTGAGCAGGGCCACACGCTCACCGGGGTCGGCCTTTTCGCCGTCTTCGCCCACTTCGTCGGCTTCCTGCAGGGCCAGGATGGCTTCGAACAGCTCGGTCTGCACCATGGCCGTGAGGGCCTCGCTGCGGGCGTCTTTGTCGTCGCCCGCGTGCGCCTGGATCATCTTTGCGGCTTCGGTGCTGGCGCGGATGGCCGACAGGCGACGCTCCAGCTTCTGGCCGTAGCGGCCCACGGCCGAACGGCTGGGCAAGCTGCCCGCCGTCGCTGCGGCGGGGTAGCGCGCCTGCAGGTCGGCGATCAGCTCGTCCAGCGTCATGCTGCCCGAAGC